TGAAGAAGCAATAAGCTTTATGTTTACAGCAACACGTGATGAACGTGCTTTTATGGCTGAAAATAGCTTTGGTTTGTTTATGCTCTATTACTTCTCAGACTACTTTGAATATGAACTAGCAGACTTCCACTACGAGATGGTAGAGAATCTAGAAGTGCTTATAGAAGAAGACACTATACGAGAATTAGCTTTTATTATGTTCCGTGAAAGTGCTAAGACTACACTTACAAAGCTTTTTATTATATGGCTCATAGTCTTTGCTAAGCGTAAGTACATCAACGTAGACTCTTTTGATAAAGAGAACTCTGAGCGTATCTTGTTTGATATAGCATACGAGCTAAGCAACAACAGAAGACTCATAGATGACTTTGGTGTGTTCTATTCTCGCAAAAAGGGCATAGAAGAAGTTAAGCAGACAAAGATTAACAACTTTGTTACAGAGAACGGTATCCGTATAGAAGCACACTCAACTCAAGAGTCAGTTCGTGGGCGACTTCACTTGAGCCAACGACCTGATATTCTTATCCTAGATGACTTTGAGACTAACAAGACTAAGGATTCACTCGCCTATACTAAACAGATTCGTGACCATATCTCAGAAGCAATGGGAGGTATGAGTACTAATGGGGTTATTCTTTATCTAGGTAACTACATCACTGAGTTCGGGAATGTGCAGTTCTTGATAGAAAGAGCAAAGGTAGATGAGCGTATACGAGTAATGAATGTGCCTGTAATGATTAACGAGGCTCCTACATGGGAAGGTAAGTATGTAAGAACAGATGAAGAAGCTAAACTCACAGGAAAAGTTAGTATTCAAGATAAAGAAAGGCAACTAGGAAGTTATGTTTTCTCATATGAAATGATGAATCAACCAGTAGACGAAAGACTTGCAGAGTTCAAACGTGAGTATACACAGCACATCACAGAAGAAGAAGTAAAAAGGCTTGAGACTCTTTGCTTTATTACCATAGATTCTGCTGTATCAGAGAAAGAGAACGCTGACTATACTGGTATTACAATCAACTGGGTAGATGAGAATAACAAGTGGTATATCTTAGCTTATCGCCTCAAAGTAAACGCCAGAGAGCTTATAGACCACATGTTTTATCTAGTAGAGACATACAAGCCTACTAAGATAGGTCTAGAAGAGACTACCTTCACTATCGCTATCAAACCATTTCTGAGCGATGAGATGCGTAAACGCACTAAGTTCTTCTCTGTTACTGCACTAAAGCACAAGAGCACAATGAAAGAGACTAGAATTAGAGCACTCATTCCTAGGTGGGAGAACAAAGCTATATGGCTTGTTGGTCCTAATACAGAGCTTGTAGATGAGATGCGTAGTTTCCCTAACGGAGTACATGATGACATATTAGACTCTATGGCATACCAGCTACAGGTAGCTCATCGTGCTCACGGTGTCTTCATGGCAGACTGGCAAGGAATCAATCAAGATAAGCCTGAGCCAAATAAGGCTTTATAACTATGATACCCTCTAATTTTCATCTACATTGTCCATGCAAGATGTGTACTGAAATGTATTACAAAAGACTAAGAAAACTAATATGAAAACAGCAATACCAATGAAAATGCCTAAAAGTGTCGTAGAAGCTTGTGCAAAGATATGGGAAGGTACTCTACCTCCTAACATGGCAAGTATCTGTTACACCTATGGTGAAACTTGTTATACACCAAGACCACTAACAAAAGACCTAGAGAGACATGAACTTACACATACTAAACAACAAGGTTCTGACCCTGATTGGTGGTGGATACATTTTGGTAATGACCCTAAGTTCAGATATGAGCAAGAACTAGAAGCCTACAGAGTGCAGTATCAGTATTACAAAGCCGTACATGGGAAGGTAAAAGCTTTTGAGTTCGCTAAGTACCTTGCTAATGATATGGCTAGTCCTATGTACGGAAACATGTGTACTGAACATCAAGCCCTACAGGACATATTGCGTCCCTAGAGTCAACTGTTAAACTTGAAATATGAAAGCACCTACACTCAAGACGAAAAAGTCTATTCTCGATAAGAAAAAAACTGCTGACAAGTTTGTGGTAACAGAACTAGTGATTAGTGAAGAATTGGTTAAACTCGCCGAAAGCAATAATTTATCTGAGGTTGTTACAAATACAGGACAGGCAGAAACAAAACCAACTTACATTCTTACCGCTGAAATGAACTCAGGCTTATACATATCAGAAGGGGAAGGCATGGATGTGTTCTCTAAGATTGAGAAACCACCAAAGTACACTACAAAAGGTATATTCACACTCAAAAATCGCCTTACAGGAAAGAGTTTTGAAATAGTATATCCACCATACCTTACAAGAAAACTCCTTATCAATCCGTTCGTACAGACTGTCCAGTGGAAGAGAATGTCAGCTAAAGTAGATTAAACATGAACCCAGAAAACGTATTTGCCTATATCCTAGAGGAAGAAAACAAATATCAGACTGTTCCTATCCCTGTTACAGAGGGCTATTCTTGGCATATGTGGCAGCATTGTCGTCGTACACTCATGTACTTGAACTCAAGATATGAGACTGGTAACTTCGGAGATATGCCTTTCAATAACATTATTCTTGATAAGGTAAACCTACAGCACCGTGCAATCAACATAGATGTTAAAGATATTCAACCTTTCGTAGACAATCCTGAGAACTACTACAAGTCACTCATTGTGCGTAAATATCATGATAGATGGGCTAGAGAAGAAGACATGGATGAGTTCTTGAACGACCTCTCAGAGACTTGGACTGACTACGGAGGAGTAATTGTGAAAGATGAGAACGAGAAAAGACCTAGAGTTGTACCGTTTAGTACGATTGCTTTCTGTGACCAGACTGATATTGCTGCTGGACCTGTCTGTGAAAAGCATTACTACACACCAGACCAACTCGTAGAGTATGAAGGTATATGGGATACTGCTGCAATCCTAGAAACTATTGTTCTCGCTGGCGAAGCAGACCAGACAAAAGAAACATCACGCTCTAAGATGAAGATAGAAGGTCCTACACAGTACATAGAAGTGTATGAGCTTCACGGGGTACTTCCTGATATTTTCATGGATGTAGATGCAGAGAAGTTCAAGTATTCTCGCCAGATGCACGTTGTTGCATACTACAAAGACGAGAAAGGCAAGAAGCAGGGTATTACCCTATACAAAGGGAAAGAACGTACGTGTCCTTACAAAGTATCAGTGAGAGATAAGATTGCTGGTCGTGGTCTAGGTCGTGGAGCAGTAGAAGAACTCTTTGAAGCTCAAGTATGGACTAACTACAACGAGATTCAACAGAAAGAGATGCTTGATGTAGCTTCTAAGATTATTCTTCAATCTGCTGACCCTGCTATCTCTACTAAGAACAAGACAAAGAATCCACAGAATGGTGCTCTTTGGCAATATGAAGAAGGTAAGCCTATTACACAGGTGGCTATTTCTCCTATCAATGTAAACTTTTTCAAAGACAAGGTAGAACAGTGGAATCAACAAGCTAAGACTATCTCAGCAAGCTTTGATTCTATCTCTGGTACAGAGGCTAAGTCAGGTACACCTTTCAGACTTGGACTCATGCAGAACCAAGAAGCACACTCACTGCACCTTTACCGCAAAGAGAAGCTCTCTATCTTCTTGCAATACATTTATCGAGACTGGATACTTCCACACTTTGTTCGTGACCTCAAGAAACCACAGACTTTCTTAGCTGAACTATCTCTTGATGAACTACAGTCAATCGCAGAACAAGTTGTAACTAACGCACAGAACGAAGAAATTAAGAAGAAGATGTTTGATATGGACTCACAAGACCTAACTCAAGAGAAGTTAGATGCTATTGCTGCTGTTACCAGAGCTAACTTTACAGCTTCTAATAAGAAATTCATTCAAATATTTGAGGATGACTTCAAAGACATGCCGATTGATGTGCAGATTATCATAGGAGGTGAAAACAAGAACAATGCCTTCATTGCTGAAAAACTCTCTGCTATCTTTGCTCAGATTGCTCAGAATCCAGCTATTCTAGAGAATCCTATGATGGAAAAACTATTCAATGAGATTCTAGAAGCTTCAGGAGTATCACCTATGGAGTTCAAGACTATGAACAAGAAACCTGCACAACCAGAACAACCAGCCCCAACAGCACCGCCAAACCCTAATGCTCAACCAGCAACTATGGGATTACCAACACCGTCACCTGCATTGCCTGTGGCTTAATAAAATAACAAATGTCAATTACACCTCTATCTTTTCTTACAGAGCAAGAAAAAGATGCTCTAGAAATGTTTATTCAAAATCCTTACATGCGAGAAGCAGTACGAAAGTACCTTCTTGATGATGTTTCTGGTATGGGAGTACAAAGTGCTGGAGACCCTTCACTCATGAACCGTAACTGGGTCTTTGGTTTTGACCCTACAGGAACTCTTAACGACAATGAATACGGTCGTGCTATTCGTACTCACGTTGAGGCTATCGTTCTTGTAGAGAAAGCTTTTGAAAAAATGAAAGAAGTTATACCTCCAACACCAGAGCAAGAAGAGAAGCCTAAGCATCTATAGTAAACAAAGTAGACAAGCTTGAGTCACTTGTTACACTTTAAGTATTAGAAGCAGAAAATAATCACAAACAAATATGGGTTCAACATCAAATCTACAAGGTTCAATTTCACAGAAATTATATAACAAGAATACTGGTACAGGTATCGGTAACATGCTTATGGCACGTGCTCGTTATGACTTCTCAGTTGACGGTGGTGCAGTGGGAGCAATTACACCAAAGCTAGGCTGTTCACTTCCTGATAACGCTGTTATCGTAGGAGGTACAATCAACTCAACAACAGCAGTGCTTTCAGGAGGTGCAGCTACAGTTTCAGTAGGTACAACAGCAGGTTCTTCTGCTACATCTATTCTCGCAGCTACAGGTTCCAGTTTTTGCAACACCTGTAAAGCTTACAGCAGCAGGTGACATCAACTTCACTGTAGGTACAGCAGCACTTACAGCAGGTGTTATCGAAGTTACTCTACTCTACTGGGTAGCAGCTAACTAGTTTCTATGAGGGCTTAGAGCACAGCCACCTCCTATAAAAAGCATAGCTCATGAGAGTAAACTCTTGAAATCACTTAACCTAAATAGCTTATATTTATGGCAGATACACATGATGAGGACTTGGACTCTATCAACCAAGAGGACGCAGAACTTTTAGAAGAGTTTGACGAAGCGACAGATAAGGAACTTGAAGAAGCTGGGGAAGACCCTGCTAAGCTCAAGGAAATCATCAAAGCTCGTACAGCTACTCGACAAAGACTTTACGCTAGAGCTAAGAAAGCTGAAGCAGATGCTAAAGCTCTCAAGGAAAAAGGCGAAAAAGGACCTGCACCAAAACAACAGAAAGGTAGTTCTAAAGAGGTAACAGAATTCGACTATGGGCAAGAGGCTTACTTGCTTGCTAAGGGAATCGAAGGAGATGAAGAACGTCAGTTCCTACTCTCTGAGATGAACTCAACAGGAAAAGGACTTCGAGACATTCTTGGTTTCAATTACGTCAAAGAGCAACTAAAGACGATAGCTGATGACCGTTCTGCACAAGCTGCAATGCCAAAAGGCAAAGTGAACCGTGGAGGGCAATCTGCTAGAGATACTGTTGAATACTGGATTGACAGAGGCGAGCTACCTCCTGTCGAGCAAGTAGAACTAAGACGAAAGGTTGTTCACGAAAAGATTGCTCGTGACTCTCACCGCAATAAGTTCGGAGGAAGCTAAAGTCTAGCTGTGGCGTTATTTCTAAACTAACGCAAACAAATGGCAAACACAATGATTTACAAGGAAGATTGGACAACTACGCTCCAAGAAATCCTTGATGCTCCTACCTTTTGGAAGGATGTGTGTCATGTGGAATACACCACTTCAAAGGTGCTTCACAACCCATATCAATCAAAAGCTACAGCAGTTTCTTATACTCGTGGTGCACAATATTCATTCGCTGACTTCACAATCACCGATGATAACGTGAACATCAACACGACTTTCATTATTCCAGAGTTCATTGACCGTGCTGACCTCGCTCAGACTGGCTACTCAATGCCAATGGAGCGTGCAAAGCGACAGGGTATTGCAATCAACCTCCAGCTTGAATTAGCTTTCCTAGGTGATTATGCATCACTCACTGTCTTTGATAACACTTCGATTGGTGGTTCAGCAGGTGTCATTGCAGTAAATGCTGCAAACATTGACGACATTATTCGTCACGTCAAACGAGCTATCTATGCTGCCAATGGTGGTAACGATTACGCTCAGTACGGTGCGTTCATTATCTGGGACCCAAAGAGATTTGAGATTCTAGAAGCGTTTGCTATGGCTAACGGATTCATGTCAGCGGATAGAGCACTCAGCGGAGGTGCTAACCAGTCAGGATTTGAATACATGGGGTTCACTCACTATGTATCAAACTCTACAACTCTCGTGACTACAACTCGTCACCTCGTAGCAGGAGTAAAGAAGAAATACCACCTCGGTATCCTCAACACTACCTACGGACAAATCGTGGTAGATGAGTTTGACCCAAACCGACAGTCAGGTATCGGAATAATCTCTCGCGTGGATTACAAAGGAAAGGTGTGGACAAACATCAAACCAATGCTCTTCGACGTACAGATTCTCGACTAACCTCTCTCACCCTATGTAGGGTGGGGCGAGGGTATACAAATTAGCCACAGCGTTCGTATACCTTCACTTCAGCCTATATAAAACAAAAAACACCATGGGACTACCACTTAGCGACACATCAACAAGAACAGGCATCGTACAGCTTATTGAAGACCGCACAAACACGGTGAGTGCCACTACATCCTCGTATTCCCTTTCTACTAAGGTGAGAGACATCAACCAAGCGTATGCAAAGTTCATGAGTATCGCTGTAGTAGCCTCAGGGAGATGGCAAGTAGATGACACGAACCAGTCAGACTATCCAATAACCTCTGTAGACCTTATTTCTGGCCAACAAGACTATGCTTTCACCATAGATGGTAGTACCCCTACCAATCAGGTTCTCGACCTCCACAGAGTCGAAATGCTCGATTCAGCAGGCAACTGGGGACTCCTTAGACCATTGGACATAAAAGATGTCCCAGTGGCTCTTGATGCTTACCAACCAACTGGAGGCACACCTTCGTTCTACGACAAGACGAGTAACGCTATTTTCTTATACCCAGCACCAAACTATACAGCCGTAGGCGGGTTGAAGTTCTATTTCTCCAGAACCCCTGTGTATTTCTTAACCTCAGACACGACAAAGCAAGCAGGTATCCCTGATATATTCCATGAATATCTTGCTGTTCGTCCTTCGTACTTCTATTGCCTTTCTAAAGGACTCTCCGAAAAAGCTAAAGCATACAAAATAGAGCTGATGGAAATGGAAGATGCTATCAAGAGGTACTATGGTTCACGCCAGCGAGACGAAGACCCTGCTATGACAGTGAATAACTCTCGTTGGATAGACAGAAGGGGAGTCGGCCTTCAGGGGAATGGTAATGGCAGGGGGATGGTAGATTGGAGATAGTATGGCAATAATCAACCGAGACAAAATATCAGGATTCGGATTTCTGACTACAGAGTCTGGTAGTATGATTACAACCGAGGCTTCCTATACCCTTCAGACAGAACAAGGCTCAGCAAGTCTTGCATTTACAAACAAAACTAAACACCCAGTAAGCTAGTATGTCACTAATCAAAATATCAGCACTAACAAGTTTCGCAGTAGCACTCGATACGGACATAATCCCTATCGTGGATTTGACTACGAGCACAACAAAGAAGATAACCAAGCTTGACTTCCTTGCTCAGATTCAGACTGACGTAAACACCCGTGCAGTAAAAGCAAACAACCTCTCTGACCTCGCTAATGCTGGGACAGCTCGTACAAACTTGGGGCTAGGTAACGTAGACAACACATCAGATACTACCAAGTGGTCATCTACAGCTCTCCTTACTAACAAGACTCTTGATGATGCTACAGATTTCTTTGTGGCGACTGCTGATGTAACCAAGAAGCTCAAGTTCACTGTAAACCATACGACTGCTATTACAGGTACAGTAAGAACAAACTTTACTACTGCGAAGACTCTTGACCTCCCTGATGCGACAGATACTCTTGTCGGTAGAGCGACTACTGACACCCTCACAAATAAGACTCTCGGGCTTACTGGCATGACTGGGGCTTTGAATGAAGCTAAAGGCACTGATATTGCTTCTGCCGGGACTACAAACATTGGTTCAGCTACAGGTACATATGTAGAGGTAACAGGGACGACAACTATCACATCGCTTGGTACTGTACAAGCAGGGACAAGGCGTGTCGTAACCTTCACAGGCATTCTTACACTGACATACAATGCGACCAGTCTCATTCTCCCTACTGCGGGGAGTATTACTACTCAGGCAGGAGACGTAGCTCAGTTCGTCTCTCTCGGTTCTGGTAATTGGAAATGTACAGGCTATCTTCGTAATGACGGAACTTCACTGACTGCTACTTCTGGTTCAGGGAAGACTGGCTCACAGTCTATTGCCTCTTCAGTCACAGGTACAACAGTGTTTGCGCATGGGCTTGGTAGAGCACCTGTTGCTGTGGATTTTACATATATGAGTACCGCTTTCGCTGTTGCTATGGGTGCTGGCTCATGGTCTAGTGGTACGGGTACTGGTGGAGTCAGCTCAAACGCAGCTACACTTACGACTACTTCTGGTGCAGTAATAATTGGAGATGGCAGTGGTAACTACAACATAGGTGCTGTCTCTGTTGATGCCACTAACATAACTTTGACATGGACAAAAACAGGAGCACCTTCTACCACTTGGCAGGTAACATGGTCAGCTAGATAGCAAACAACTATGGCTACGGTACTCATCAACACATTCAATGGAGGACAAGCAGAAGATTACCGAACATTCTCTGCGAACAAGCAGACAACGAGTGCTAATTTTGACTGTCTTACAGACCCACACTTACTTTCCCCATACGCAGACCAGACACTAGAGACTACTTTCACTGGCTCAATAAACGACTACGCTATCACCGACATAGACTCTATCTTGTACGCAGGAGCGACTACTCTTGTAGCTTTGGGCAGAGAGTCGAGCGTTTCTTCCAAACCTTCTTTCTTTGTCAAAAACTCTTCGACAGACATCACCGCTCCGTGGGTACAGAAAGCAACAGGACTCAATGTGGTGGTACAAGGTTCTCTGGTGGTGTATAAAGGTTTTGCGTACTGTCTCGGGGATAATGGCACTCAGATAAACCTTCAGAAGTACGACAGCAACGTAACAGTCAGCACCATAGGGACTTGTGGGGGCTATTCTTCCCCCATAGGAAGACCTTTTGTGCACCCAGAAGATAATGTACTGTATATCGGAGTGGGCAACATCGTTTCAAGATATGACGGCACTACATTTTCTGCGACATCTTTCACTCTCCCAGATAATAAAATCATTGTCTCGCTCACTAACTATGGTGCGTATCTTGCTATTGGGTGCAGACCAAAAAATGGGCTAGGAAGCTCAACTGTATATCTATGGGGGCGTGACACTTCGCTCAATACTGTACAGCAATCTCTCGACCTTGGTCCGACACAGCTTAACTTCTGTGAAAACATTGGAAACATCCTCTATATGGTGTCGTCTCTTAACAACGTGGGGTCATACCCGACCGTGTACGATAACAGACTTATTATCAAGGGATATGTCGGAGGGGCAGTGACTACCCTGAAGACATACATTCTTGGTTCTAACCTCGGTACAGCACTTAACCTCGTTCACACTAAGAGAAACGACAAAATCTACTTCGGCTTTTCAAATGACACGGCTGTCTATGTCTTTGGTAAGAACAGAGATGGAGACTACTTCATGACCCATGATAGAGGATTCAATACAAGTATGCAGGGGCTGAACAACGTGTCTCTTGTCGGCGACTCAGTGTTCATTAGCTATAACACTGCGAGCACAAACTATTACTTGTCCAGAACTCTATCGAATACTGCCCCAGATGTAAGAACATACAACTATGTCACTACGTTTACATCTACTATCAACCAGAATATGGCCCTTGAGGATAGATACAGAAACAAGCAACTTGATGCAGTTGGAGTAGCTTTCTCGGCAGGAGCAACAGGAACAGTGACTCTCAAGGTATCAGTAGATGGTGGGGCACAAACAACTTTGATTTCCACTACAGGGTCAGCTACTGCCCCTGAAATATCAGTTGAGGCATCTAACGATACGAGCAATAACCCTCTCCCTGTAGGGTACGAGTACACGTTCACTGTAGAGAGCACTGGGAATGCTAAAATAAAAGAGATACGCTACAGATACAGCACTCTCGACTCTCTCTTTACCGATTACACAGCACAATAGCCTATGAACCCCATACAACAACTAACCTTCGAGCTGAATCAAGTCGCGGCTGACCTTGAGACTGCAGTAAACAAGCTTAACGACCTCCAAGAGTCTTTCGATACTCTGGCTGACCTATATTACCGAACAAACCTCCCAGACAAGTATGTTTTTGATAAAGACGTCGAAATATCGGGCAGGTTGATTCTCAAAAGACCACTTGTACTTAACGGAGGCTTAACATTCCCAGACGCAGGTAACGTCACTTTTGGAACAACCACAGGCTCTAAGATAGGCACGACAGCTACAGAAAAGTTTGCTTTCTGGGGAGCGACACCAATTATTCGTCCTGCAGCGATTACAGCACCTACTGGTGGAGCAACCATAGATGCAGAGGCTAGGACAGCAATAAACACTATCAGAACAAGACTTACCACGCTTGGCTTAACTGCATAAAACTATACACTAAACTCATATGGCAGACTCAGCACAAACAAACCAAGGAGCATACAACTCAATCAGCTCGAGTATTATTCAACCACAGCCAAAGATGGTTCTCCCACCAACGAGAACTGACATGACTCCGTACGCATCTATCATAGATGGGGCTTTGACGAGTATGCCGAATCTCGATATTCAAATAGGGACAGCTCAGAAGACTCAGGACAGCCTACTTAGTGGTATCGCAGGTACAAGTTCTGACCTTCTCGGAAAAGAAGGATACTCACAGGCACAGCAAGACCTTCAGGGGGTAAGAGACAAGCAAGCTCAACTAGATGCTCTCAATGCTGACCTTGGCGACCTTAGTGCCCAGATGAAAGGGCTTGTTCGTAATTCTCAAGCTATCCCCCTCAAAGTACAGCAGAATAACTTGGGGACAGGGGCAACAGATGCTGGAGTAGCACCACAGGAGGCAGGGATGCTAAGAGAAAACGCTATCAAAGCACTTACTCTTGCCTCACAGGGAGACATCATCAGCTCACAGATTACGGCTGGAGAGACAAGACTTACAAGAGCAAAAGAAAACGCACAGAAAGCGGTAGATTTGAAGTACAAGCCAATGGAAGACCAGTTGAAGTACATGAAAGACATGCTAGACATCAACCAGAAGTACATACTTGACCCTGCAGAAAAGAAAAAAGCAGACGCAACGGCGACTCTTGTAAAAGAAAGAGACAGACTTCTTGCGGAGCAGAAAGCTGATGAGAAATCAAATACCGACCTCATCATCAACGCTTCATCGCAGATGGCTCCTGCTTCTGTTATCGCTAACGCTAAGGCTATGATTGCCAAAGGGGCTAAACCAATGGAGGTGGCTTCTGCTCTTGGCGTGTACTCTGGGGACTACATCGGGAACCAATCAAAACTACAAGACATGAAGCTCAAGGATTTGGAATATAAGATAAAAAACAACGACTTCATTCAGTCTCAGACTCCTGCTATGGCTACTAATGCAGATGGCAGTATTGTAAGAGGCTCAGGGGCTTCCTCTACAGACAGAAATAAAAATACCCTAGAGACTATCATCACCAAGAATGGAAAGAAGATACCAGACGGTGCGCAGACTCTTGTGGGTGCGACTCTCGGTGTTCTCGATACTATCAAGCAGTACGTTGATGCTAACCCTAAAGGAGAGTTTGAAGGCCAGTACCCTATGAGTGGAGCAGTACCAGACACTTTCAAGTCTACTCAGAGAGTCAATAATGAGGGACTCCTTGCTGCGATGAATCTCAAAGCACAGATGTGGGCTTCAGGCGCATCTCTTACCAATGCGCAGACAGAGAAAGTACTGCAAATGGTTCCTTCTCCTAGTGATACAGACCGAGTTGTAAAGCAAAAGTTGAACACTCTCTCGGATATGATGACAGGGCAGACATCTGCTATTCTTTCCTCAGCAGGAGTAAAATACAGACCAGAGAAAGCTAGCTACTATGACAACTCTATCGGCACGAAAGTGAAGAACTCTATCGGCTCAGGGTACTCCACTACAGAGGTAGTGAATGGCCTAGCCAGTGACCCTGTATATGGCCCCAAGATAGCTCAGGCAAAACAAGCTAACTGGAGTGATGACCAGATAGCACTTTACTTACAAAGTCTTACAGAACAAGTAGAGACTCCAGAGCAGATACAACAGAAGAAACAAAAAGATGCTTTACTCACAGGAAGATTTGGAAACTAACTATGACACAACCAACAAATACACCACCAATAGCTCCAGCAGTAACAGGTATGGGCAATAGACCCTCTCTCGAGAGTATCTTTGGCACTTCTTCTACCCCAGCAAACAGACCCAGCCTTGCTTCTCTTCTTGGGACTTCTACACCAGCCGTTTCTCCAGCTACTCCTTCCCCTACAGCTCCGCTACCACCTTCGACCATGAAAGAAAAAGCATCTGCAATTCTTGGAGGTGCTGCAGAAGGACTTGGGGGGACTCTAGCTCTCCCCGTAATAGATTGGGCTGGCAGAAAGATTATCGAGAGCCTACCAGATTCAGCTTCATTCGCTGGCGTAACTAAAGCTCAAATGCTCGAGAACCTCGACAAATCACCTGAACTTCAGAAACAGTTTGAAGAGCTTACTTCTCAAGACAAAGCACCAACTTTCGCTAAAACAGCAGAGGCTCTTTCTACTGTGGCGAGTCTCATCGTTCCTGTAAAAGAAGCAGTCGGTGCATTCAAGTCATCAGATTTTCTAAAGAATGCCAAAGAGGCTTTCATCACTGACCCTGCTAAGACAGCCAGAGACTTTTCTGTGGGTGTCAAAGATACGGCAGTGGCTAAGACAAAGAACTTAGTCTCACCTGCAGATAAGATTGCTGACGTAGCTTCTTCTCCAGAGGTGCATCCGTTCATCGCTAAGTCTCCAGAGAACGCTAAAGTGGTTACAGACGCAGTAAAGCAAGGTTTTGAACCTAGAGACATCAAGTTTCTCTCTACTATTTCCGAGGCAGATAAGAAACCAATGCAAGAAATGTTTGACCTCGCCGAGAATGGTGCAGGTGATTTGCGTGCACAGTATGCAGGTAAGCGTCCTGCTGATGTCGTAGGCGATTCAGTACTTCAGCCTCTCAGAGAACTCCAGAAAGTAAACTCGGCGGCAGGTGAAGCTGTTGATTCTACCGCTAGAGCACTCGCAGGTACTCCTGTAGATGCCTCCCAAGTGGCTAAAACTGCCTATACAGAGTTTGAAAAGGCTGGCGTGAGGGTAATGTCACCTGAAGAGCATTTGAACGCTACAGCGCAGGCTTTACTCGATGGCAAGAAAGCACCTAGCAGGTTCAACTACGAGAAGTCAGCCTTCAAAAAGACTCCTGCTATTCAGAAACAACTCGACAACGCACTGTCTGACCTCCCAGAAGGAGAAATGGATGCTTACGACCTTCATAGATTCAAGAAAAGCATTGACCAGATAGTAGAGTTCTCAAAGACAAGTGATAAACCTATGACAAGAGATGCTGAAGCTATCCTCAAGAACATCAGACATAGCGCAGATGAAGTTCTCGACTCTAATTTTGCAAACTACAACAAAGCAAACACTGACTTCCGAGCTACTAGAGATGTAATAGACAACGCTCATGAAGTAATGGGTGCAAAAACAGACTTCCTCGACTCCAAGGCGAATATGAGAGTGGGACAAGCCACTCGTCAGCTGTTCAATAATGCTACGAAGAGGCAGGATATGTTCAACTTCCTTCAGAACCTCCAAGAGACTGCTACAAAGTATGGTATCTCTACCGAAAAGAACCCAGTAGACCAAGCACTTTTTGCTCAGGTTCTTGAAAGTGTCTATGGCACTCCAGCAATTACAGGGCTACAAGGAGAAGTAGGAAAGGCATTCAGAACAGGAGTTCGTCTTCTCACTGACACCAAAGGCACTCTAGTGGACAAAGGTATTGAGGCAATAGAAAAACTCCAAGGAGTATCCCCAGAGGAAAAGAAGAGAGTGCTTCAGATGTTCCTGAAGACCACTGAGGACATACCAAAGTTTTTTAACTCGGGGGCTGTCCCTAAAACAGTGGAAGAGCTTGTAGCAAATGCAACAGCATACGACTCTGAATATAAAAAAACAGTAGGAACAATAGCTGAAGAACTAGGCTTTGATGTAGCACATGGGCCAGTAAAGAAAGCAGAAAGGATACAAGGGAAGATAGATGCGCAAGAGATTGCAGGAGTCCATGAAGCTAGGGATGCAAATCGAGCTACTCTCCTTGTCCGCTCCCCTAAAGATTTGGCAACAACTGTAGAGGCCACAAAAGCTAAGTTTGGAGGTGTCTCAAGGGTAAAAGATAAGTTCGGTGAAGGGTATGACTACAAGAGTGCAATCATAAACGTAAAAACCCCAGCGGGGCATGAAGCTGAGGTTGCTATTACTACTCCCCATATGTGGGAGGCCAAGACAAAGCTTGGGGGTCAGAAACTCTATAATGTAACCAGAGACAAGACAGGGAAGTATACAGATATAGAGAAAGAAGCTGCACAAGCCAAGATGAAAGCTCTCTACAAAGAAGCTGCTAGGCTAGACGGCTTGCTTCAAGAAACTCTGCCTCTGTAGCGTGTCTCCCTTCTGACATTACTTTCATGAGGTCGCCAGTAAACGGCTTTCCTTTGCTAGTAGTGACAATAAGCTTCCCCTTCTCTTCAGTGTCTCTATCTATTTTAACGTAAAAATTGTCGTCTATTTCGTAGTATTCTGGGTATGTAAATGTTGTTGCCATAGGTTTTATTTTTGATTATTGAGTAATGTCTCTGCCTTCTGTACAAACTCATTATACCTAACAAGAACGGCATCACTAACTGCTTGCCCGTGCTTGTAGTTATCTCTGAGGTTGTCTTTTACGTCGGCCAGTTTGATTGCTAAGACTTTCTTGGGCATTATTTCTGCCCGAGAAGTTGGAATATATAGCGGTCTATTTTTAGAAACAAAAGATACTAAGTGAAGAACCTCTGCCCCAAAGAGGCGTAAAAGCTCTTTGTCGGTAGCATTCGTGTCCTCTAGGGTATCATGCAGGATTCCTGCTAAGACCACCTCCAAGGGCTGTTTTTGCCTCCACAGAGCGTATCCTACTCGTAGTGGGTGGACAACATAAGGGTATCCTGTTATCTTTCTTTTTTGCCCTCTATGTTTCCAGACTGAGTAGAGGATTGCTAGAGTTATGCGTACCATGAGCAGTAGTTTGATTGTCCTCCCCACTTACTAGCAGTGATTGAGTCTTTTACTTTTACACTATCTCCAGAAACTTTGAATCTCTTGGCCTCCCCCTGTAAGAGCCACCCCTTTTTGAAATTATCTTTGACTGGCATAACTTGGCAACTCATGAATGCGTCTGTCCCTGCTACTGCCACTTGTCCAATCTCCTTTACTTCTACGAAGTGCTT